CGAGACCAGACGTCCCGTCTGGGAGGTGGTACCTGTCTACAGGCATCATTCTATTTGATGAATGATAAATGTAGTAGTATCTCCTCGAGGGGCTTTCGCCCCAGTGAACTCCATTAATAGGAGTTCGCCCACCTCAGCTTGATGTCGACGGCATGAGGACGCCCAGCGCGTTCTAAATGATTCCTGTCGGCAAATGGCAAAGTGCCGCGTTTAAGGAACCACTTAAGCAAGGCACCAGAGCCATCCAATGGATCGGATGGTAATCTGGAGGTGACTACGTAGCCCTTGACTTGGGGGCGTTGTAGAAACACATCATACCGATGACGATCAAAGTGATCGTTAAAGGAATGACGTCCAAGCACCGAGGAACTGGTAGCCACGTTCGGAAAATGACGAATCATTTTCGTTATTAGGCTATCCAGCCACTCAACGGTCTCAAAGTAACCAGCGAAGTATAGCTGATTTCTAAGAGATACCATTGAGATGATCTCGGGAACGTGCTTCCGATGTGTTGGGAATACACGCCGGACTCTGACGATTGATACGTCAGAGCCGTTGTAATATTCCTTCCCGCAAGACTCTCTGAACTTTCCGGTCCAGAAAGACTTGCCAGTATTAACTCGACACCCAAAAGTGTCGAGCATACTGACAACGGAGCTCACATGATCTACAGGGACAATCAAGTCATCCCCGTAGACGCGCACCTTATCGACGTACTTTTTAAAGGTACGACGATCAAGGGGTGAGTTGAGATCTCTTTCAATTCCAAGAAAGATGATGGTTAAGAAAACCATCGCCTCAAATGGAAAACAGAGAGCTGAACCCATAGACGCGAACTTGGCTAAACGGATTACTCCGTGGCCAGGAACTTCAGCCTTCCGGCTCCTGCAAGCATCAACAGCCTCATGCAAATAAGGATGATTGATGAGCAGGTTCCGTACATGCTGATTAGAAACGCGATCGGACGCTTCGCTCAAATCGAGCGTTGCTAGGTTCCCACGTTGGGAACCTTCTTTGGCCATGAGCTGATTAGGCTCCTGGTCATCGAACCCGAGGAATTTCGAGAGATAGTCATTTCTCCCGATAGATTCCAGAATCGCCTCAAGGACTGCCTGCTGTGCATACTGCATAGCAGTTGGTTCCATTGCGATGATTCTAGGCGTTTTCTGCGTCTTAGGAACTGAGATAACCTTACAAGGAATCTCAGAACCAGGTTCGAGGTGGTCAACATCGCCATACTCGTCCATAAAGGACCAGTTTGGAAGAAGATACTCCCCAGCGGGGAATATATTCTCCAGGCGATCGGTCCAAGTGCGAAGCCGATATTTTGCGTTTCCACGCATCTTATCAGCGGTTGCACCTGGGCCGTGTTTGGGCATGAGCTCATAGTTATAGATCTTGCGATCTACCTGTGAAAACATGCTTGCAAACAGAGTTGCAGAAACACGTCTAAAGTCCTCCAGATTGGAGGACGATAGATTATGATCTGCAGTCCTGACCTCCTTCTCACACTCGATATAACCACGAAATGCATCTCTTTCTCTTGCATCACTGCAAGGGAGAGAGATCTTTGCAAAAGACAGTGTTAACTGTCTAATGCATTGAATTGCATGCACACATGGCTCATCGAGCAACTCACCACTATTTCGGTCAAACACACGATCGAGGAAACCTCGTAGAAATACGGGGAGACCTGCTCTCCAGGTAAAACCCTGGAAGAGATCGCGATCGACCTGGCCTCGTTCTAGACCTTTTTGGAGGTCCTTTCCGAATTCAGGTAGGGTTATCGTTAGAAAAGATAACCCCTCATGTTTGAACCGACCCTGGACTGTTTTACAGTCCATGGTGGCGCTAGTGTGACATCTGCTGGCGGATTCTTCCGCCAGCTTTATCCAGAGCAACATCAGGCTTTTCATAGCCCCTCCTTAAATAGAGGTAGTCTAATCCCTAGACTAAGATGTTTGCGAATGCTGGGTGCATTACTGATAAAGTAATGCAACAAGCAGACCCATCGACCAAAACTCTAATAACATAATTAGAGTCTCGGAAGACGCCCTGCTGAGAATTGTGCTAAGCAGTCAAAATCAATTGCTGCATAACAACATTAGACTCAGCTTTCACCACCAAGCAATTTGGTGATGAGGACGTCCGAAGAAGCGCCTAACTGGTCACGAAAACCATCGTAAACCTGATAGGCTTCGGTTGCACTGTAACCCACGACAGGCAGGTCAAAGACGGTATATACGGACATACCGACCTTGACGTTGTTTGCCGGGAGAAACGGGTCAGCCGTAATCTTCGAATGGTCAACCCTAATCACCCTCCGAGTCCTTCGCCCGTAGGCGTTGGACGCTTTGAGTGAGATCAAACCGTCATCAGAAAGGTACTCACTTTCTCCCTTCCCCACCGAAACACGGGGGAGAGAGTCTGTGACTGCATTAATGGTGATGGTTTGTGGATCAGCAAACGACATTAGTCATTGCTCCTAACTTACGGCTAAATTAGCCGTGTTGGTGTTTGGCAGTACAACTGCCTAGCCACGCCGGGAAATACCCAGCGCAGATAGGATGGCCACCTGGAATGACGAAAAGTCAGCCCAGTTAAGGCCAAATCCAAAGGGGCTTGCAGGTATCCGTCTCTTCTCCTCTGTAACGAGGATAAGGTCGGGTACCTCAACAATGCCCTGGTTTCGAATACCAGCGCCTTGTAAGCTATAGGTATGTGTAGTGATGGTATGTTCCATCATATACCCGTAGCGCAAGACCAGACCACCGAGTTGGAAATCCGTAAAATTGCTGACGACGTCGCCAGCATTGGAAAACCAGTCGATGGCCCAGCTCCAAGGAGTGAGCTCCCAGAGTACATCTGGGGTCAGTGGTACACCGAACAACTGTTCGGCTGCTGCCGCATTAGCCTCTATTCCCTTCTGACCATTAGAGTCAGTCGGGAGGTAGTAGGTAAACGCGCCAGAAAACCACCGATCACGTCTTACATTCTCTGTAAACGTGAGCGTCCCTGGGAGTAGAGGATCATTCACAATACCTGTAACGCCGCCCACGTATCGTGGCCAAGCGTTATAGGAAATTATGCCTGAACTTCCACTCTCTTCTGATGGAAAGTTGTAACGTCTCCGGACCACTCGACCTGAGTCCCTCACGTATTGTCGTATGACATTACGGGAATGGATTACGCCATCACGTGTTCTTGTGATGTCGTGGACTAGTGGTGCCCATCCAAAAGCCGCGTTGAGAAATTCATCTCCAGCCGCTTTGGCTGCGCGGATTCGGGATTCCCACGTATGGATTCCTGGCAAGGATGGTAAACCGTCCTTGAGCAGTTCTCCAAGCGCGGTAGAGACGTCAGCAACTGAGTTAGTTGGCTTGCAGCGAGCGATGGCTGTAGCGCCCAATTCGCCGAGTTCCTCGTCAGAGGAAACCGAACGAGGTGGGAACTGCAGCTTACCATTCGCTGCTCTCGGGAATGCTGCTATACTCGGTCCTTTGTACCTATAATAGGTACTAGGGTCCGAATAGTAGCGTCCATCAATGTGTCCTCCTGGAGAGGAGGCACAATAGGACTTGACCGTGTAAAACGGTCCTCCCGAATCAGTGAGCTCACCATTGTTTGGTGAGGGCCACTGATGCCCTTCCGACACAGTAAACTGTGTCCCCGACAAATCAAACTCACCCTCGACATACGTAGCATGATAATTCGTGCTATCGTTATTGAGAGTCACCTTACCTTTACTAATACGAGGTTTGATGACTCTTTCTCGGGTGGTGGTTGATGTTGGGATCAGATGCTCCTTCTGAATATAGCATCGCATGTTACCATGCGAGGTGGATGCTGCACTGCGTGGCTGGCTCATCTCTGAG